CAAAAACGCACCCCACAGAAGAGATAGAATTTGGTTTGTTGCCTACGCCAACAACAGATTGTGTAAGCAATCGAACAAAGAAGTACGCACAGGGGGGAACACCTTTAACAGTAGCAATAAAGGGTCTACTTCCAACACCTCTAAAAAGCGACTGTACACCAGCAAGACCGTCGGAGAATTGGGACGGGAGCGACTTGGGGGGAGTGATAAATCGGGGGAATACTGGGAAAATTTTCCAACTGAACCCGCAATTTGTGGCGGAGATGATGGGTTTTCCAAAGGATTGGACGGTATTACCTTTTCAAAATGGAGAACCGAAAGTATCAAAGCCTACGGAAACGCCATAGTGCCACAAGTAGCGCATGAAATATTTAAAGCTATTCAAAAGATAGAAGACGAAAAGAAAGAGGAAGAGTTAAAAATCATAACACAAGCTCAATGAAGATACTTTGCCCTGCAATTTTAGACGGCTATACTAGAAGGAAAGATAGAACTGTTTCTTTAAGGTTTATTACTCAAGAGAAAACCTCAAGTGAAGTAATGAATATAGACGAAACTTTAGATCAGTTCGGTATCTTATATTTTAGGGGAGAAGAAAATATGAATACTGACGAAGTAGAAGAGTTAGATAAAATAGACCTAGACATATATGATGAACCCAAGTCGCAGTCTAAAAGATTAAGAAACGTCTTGTTTATCCTATGGAAGCAAGAAGGAGAGAAGGGGGATTTCAAGAAATTTTACAAGCAAAAGACAGAAGAAATAATACAACACTTTAAAAACAAATTAGAAGATGAGTAAAGAGACACACAAAACAAGGTTACTTAGTTACCTAAAAGAATGCAAAACTATTACCTCACTAGAATCTATAAGAGATTTAGGGAATACCAGGTTAGCAGCTACAATATGTTTACTAAGAAAAGACGGACACAATATAGACTCCAACTTTATTGAAGTAGATAACAGATGGGGTACAAAAACTCATGTAGCTCAATACACCTACAATGAAGAAAGTCTTTTAGGAAGTATATGGGGAAAATTGAGACGCAAATAATGGAAGGGGCGGAAGATTTAAGAAGTGAATGTTGTGGGGATATGCCAAGAGAGGATTACGTTTGTTCTATATGTTGGGAGGAAACAGAATATATAGAATGGTGGAGGTATGAAATGAATAAGATAGACCCAATACATAGCTACGCACCAACTCAGAAACAAATTGGTAGGTGGATAAGAAAGATTTGTAACTTAGAAGAATCTTAAAATCACTGCAAAGAACAGTAAAGAACAGTCAAATGGGATATAAAAAAGGTCAATCAGGCAATCCAAAAGGAAGAACTAAAGGGGTAAAGAATAAAGTAACTACCTCTACAAAAGAGTTATTTGATAAAATGATGGAGGGGAAGATGCAATACGTGGACGATGCTTTAAGTTTATTACAAGAGGAAAGTTCAGAAAAATTTTTAAAACACTACACGGCTTTACTTCCTTACTTTATGCCTAAACAAACGGAAACTGAAATAACCTTTAACGAACCAATTAAACCGCCTTCTTGGTTCAAGAATGATAAACCAGCCTAAAACATACTACGAGCTTTTAAACTGTGAAACAAGAGTAGCTGTTTTTCAAGGGGGTACTCGTTCAGGAAAAACTTGGTCAATTTTAAACGTCCTCTGTTCTTGGTGCTATGAATTTAAAAACGCAGGCTATGTAATTGATGTAGTACGCAAGAGCTTTCCATCATTAAGAGCGTCAGTATATAGAGACTTTATTACTATACTAAACAATGAAGGGTGGTATAATGAACGTGACCATAACAAAACAGAAAACACTTACAATCTATTTGGTAATACCTGGTGCTTTGTCTCCGCCGATCAACCGCAAAAAATGCGGGGTGCTAAAAGAAATTTCGTTTTTTTAAACGAGGTCAATGAACTAGACCTTGAAACCTACCGTCAGATTTCTTTAAGAACTACGGATAAAATAATAATGGACTTCAACCCAAGTATGGAATTTCACTGGGTGTATGATGAAGTCATACCAAGAGACGATTGTTCTTTTTTTAAGTCTACTTATTTAGATAACCCTTTTTTAAACGAGGATACAATAAAAGAGATTGAACTATTAAAAGAAACAGACGAAGACTATTGGAGGATATACGGATTAGGAGAGAGAGGAAAAAGTAGAGCAACAATATTTAGCACTCATATTTACACAGAGCTTCCTAATAGAGCAAAGTTTGTAGCTTGGGGAATAGATTGGGGGTTTAGTTCTGACCCTACTGCTTTAGTTAAAATGTGGATTAAAGACAATGAATTGTACATAGAAGAATTTCTTTATACAGGTGGTCTAACTAACATAGACATTATGGCTAAATTTAGAGAGATAGGAATTGAAAGACACGAAGAAATTATAGCGGATTCAGCTGAACCTAAAGCCATTCACGAAATACATAGGGGAGATAACCAGGGGGGATTTAATATCAAACCTGCAAAAAAGGGTGCTGACTCAATCCGCATAGGAATTGACCTCCTAAAGAGGTATAAAATTTATATTAAGGATACAAGTTTAAATCTTCAAAAGGAGTTTAGAAACTACAAATGGAAGCAAGATAAAAATTTAAAAACATTACCAATTCCTATTGATTCATGGAATCATGGTGTAGATGCGGTTAGGTATATTTGCCTAAACAAACTACTTAGGAAAAAGGGAACTTATGTAATGCAATGAATATAACACTACCAGACGATTATAGCGAAATAACTGTAGGACAGTACATGAAGCTATGGGAAATGTATGAAAAACAAACGGATGCTTTTACCGCACAAAGACAATGTATAGAGCTTTTAGCTGGACTAGAACCTGACTCTTTAAAAAACGCTACTTGGGAAAGTATAGAACAAGCCTCAACAAATCTTAATTGGTTAATTAGTGAACCCGATCCGTTTACTTTAAAACTTCCTTTGATAAGAAGGTTTGAATTAGAAGGTAAACAATACGGATTTATTCCTGATATGAGTAAATTAACAGTAGGTGAATATGCTGACTTAGAAACGATATGTAAGGATGGTGTATTTGATGTCTTAAATAAATTATGCTCAATTCTATTTAGAGAAGTAACAAGCGAAAAATTAGACAAATATGACATTAAGGTCTATGACCCAAGTAAGGATAGAGATTTAATAATGCTCAAACTTCCTATGAACATAGCTGTAGCGGCAGTGGTTTTTTTTTGCAACATAGGAAAGGAATTAATTTTCACTACGCAACACTATTTAACAAAGCAGGAGATAACGAAGGAGACGTAATACATGATAAATGGGGATGGTATGGTATAATGTATCAGTTAGCACAAGGTGATATTTTGCAAATGGATGCCGTACAAAGTATATATATAGAACAAGCTCTTACTTTTATGGCTTACGAGAAGGACTTAAATTTAAAAGACAAAGTAAAAATCTAATGCAAACAGTAGTCGATATAAACAATACGCTTAAAAAGATAGTGGAAGAACACAAACAACTAAAAAGTTTTCATACGTTTAGTATAGACGAATTAGACATGGATAAATTAAACGTAGACAAATATCCTCTTCTTTACGGTCAAGTAACTTCGGCAGAACTAGATGCTAGTGTAACGGTTTTTACTTATGAAATTATAGTAGCCGATCTTGTAATAGAAAAACAACAAGAATTGCTTACTCAGGTTTATGCTGAAACCTTTTTAATATTACAAGACGTAGCGGCTAAATTTCGTTTTGCTGTATATGATGCAAACACAACCGTAGATAGTATGTGGAACTTTGACCTACCTTTACTTTGTGACCCATTCACAGCACGTTTTGATAACCTTTTAACGGGGTGGTCAACTACTTTTGAGATAAGACTTCCTAACGTAATTGACCTTTGTGATGCTCCGTACTAAAAAAAAGCTAGGTTTAAAATTAAATTTACAAGGAGAAGATATTTATTTGTATTTAGATAATCTTAGTAAAGTCTTAAACAGGTTAGGAAAAAAAGTTATATCTAATGCAAGAAAAGTTTTAAAGCAACAAAAGAAAGTAGTAACTGGAAATCTAAGCAATTCATTATTCTACACTTTAGAAGGAACAGATGAAGGTATTGAGCTATTATTTGAAGCTCAAGCTCCTTATTGGGATTTTGTAGAACAAGGTGTGCAAGGACTTTTAAGTAATGCGAAAGCACCTAATAGTCCTTATAGATTTGGTTCAGGTAACTTTCAAGGCTCAGGAACTCTAAGAGGCGGAATTGACAGGTGGGTTATTCAGAAGCCTATTAAGGGAGTTAGAGACGCAAAAGGTAGGTTCACACCAAGAAAGCAAATGGTTAGTGCTATAAGCTCTAAAATCTATAACTACGGTATTGAACCTTCTAATTTTTATACTATAGCTTTAGATAATGGATATAAAAAAAACCGAAGGTTAATTGGTAGAGCAATAGGAGAAGATTTTTCTTCTTATGTAGAAGAGAATTTGTCAGGAGTATATAACATAACAATAACAATATAATGGCTTACACTTTAGAACAATCAACAACAGGAGTACAAGGAGCAGCTGATGACCTTATTTACGTTGTTAAAGATTCTACAAATACAGGAGAAATAAATTATAGATACATTTGTATTATAAAAGATGGAGCAACTGAATTGATCAGACTAAAGCAACTTCCTAATAACGCGGGTGCAACTGTATTTAACATTAAATCTATTGTATCAAATTATGTTGAACAAGATGAATGTCCTTATAGATTAGGGCAAATAGATTTAAACGGTAATTTTAGTACAACGACAATTTTTGCTACCAACACAAAAGCCTTAGTAACTTTTAGTTTAGAATTTGGATATGAATTTTCTGTTGCAGCTGGTGACGTTCCAACCGAAACATTAGTACCATCTTTAAATACAGATGTAATTTGTGTAAATGGTAATTTTTTAACTAGCCAACAAACTTCACCAGATTCAAACGCAGCCGTTGAATATAAACTTATAGGACCAGCAGGATGTTTTTTAACTGATATTCCTTCTTCTGTTAGTAGACAACAGGATGTTTTGTTTCAAGGTAAGAATAAACAATTTATGTCAATGGCTTTTTTAAATGGAGACGATGTAGGTTCTACGGATTGTGATTATATGCACGTTTCTTATTTTAATGGAACAACAGCTCTTAATACAGGATACATTCAAAACGAACCTCCAAATGGAGGGGCAATACCTGCTCCTGGTTTATCAGATAGTCAAAGTTTATTGTATGTAGGAGTAGGAACACAAAATTTAGATTCACAAGTTATTGATAGTAATTTAAAGCCTAGTAATATAGGCAATAGTAACTGGACTCATTATATAATTCAAATGGCTTCTTCCGCTACTTTAGCAGGAAACGAATCTTCAGTGCCATATAAGTTTAATAGAGTAAGTTGTGGAAAATACATTAATGGCAATCAAACCTTTTGCTTACACTGGTGGAACAGTAAAGGCGGCGTAGATAACTTAGGTGTGTATGGAAAAGTAAAAGAATCACAAGAAATAGACAAAAAAGACTATAGGACAGAAGGAGGTAATAGTTTTAATGCAGACGGTGCGTCAACAGAATATATAAAACAACCCTGGGAGGGAGGTAAAAGAAGTACAAATGTTTTAACTACTACTTCTTTAATTTTAACAACGCTAGGTGGAACGCCTGATTCTTTGACACAATTAATTAAGTCATTATTAAATAGTGAAAGAGTATATTTATCAGGTAAAAGTTTTTGGGGTAACAACAATCAAAATACTACTTCTGGAGTTGTACAAGTTTATATAACAGACAAAAATTTAGATTTTTTAACTAATATAAACGATGGTGCAATAAGCTATAAAATTGGTGTTGAAATAAGTCGTAGAAGAGCTAACGTATAATGGTACAACTTATAGCATATAAACAAGGGAGTACAAGTCAGTTTGAACTAGACATACTAGATACGTCTATAGAATTAAATTTTCAATACATTGACTTAAACGACCCTATGAGTAGAAGGAGTCCTTACTCGTTTCGTTTTAACCTCCCTTTAAGTAAAGCTAACAATAAATTCTTTTCTGTTTATTATAATGCAAATACTTCAGATGGAACTTTTAACGCCATGAAGAATACAGAAAGCCTTATACTTTCTGAAGGGATTTTACTTATGCAAGGAACATTACAACTACACTCTGTTTCAAAAGACGGTTATGTTGTAAGTGTAATAGAGCAAGTAGCTCAAGTCTTTAGTTCAATTAAAGGAGTGACTTGGGAAGAATTGTTTACTACAGTGGCTGGAACTTTAGACACAGATTTAGACCATGCTTTAACTTGGGATAACGTTCGAAATTCATGGGATGTTTCAAACGATATAACTACAGGATCGGTAGGGGATGGAGTAGTTGTTTATCCTTTAGCTGACGGAGGTCAAGATACTTCTTTAAATACTTGGGAAGTAAATGCTGCAACGGGTTACTATTATAACGCGGGGTTTGGAATGCAGGAAAATGAAATAAACGTATTAAACCTAAAGCCTGCAATTAGAATAGCTTACATAATAGAATACATTTTTAAGAAAGCAGGTTTTGCTATTTCAAGCAATTTTCTAGCTTCCGCAGACGTACAAAAAATGTATATGTTTTTAGCATTAGAAACACCAAGAGTTACAGGGAGAGCAAATTATGGGTTTAAAGTAGGTCTATCAAACAACCTTGTTATATCAACAAGTCTTGCAAGTCTTTGGATTCCTTTAGCTTTTTTAGAAGAATCAATTTCACCATTTTTTGACCCAGACGGGTTAGTTATTAATGGAGCTTTTGTTGCTCCTTATGATGGTGTGTTTACGTTTAAAACAAACCTAGTAGTTAATGCAGGTTCAGGAGTAGGAGTATATCAAATTGGAATTAGAACCACAATAAACGGACAGTCAAATAATTTAGATTATACAAGTCAAGTAAGTTATGGGGTTACTTCTATAGTTACAGATGAACGAACACTTGAACTTACAACTGGTGACACTGTTGCAGTCTACGTTTCTTCAACTAATACGTATTTTCCTACTACTATAAATACAACAGGGGCAGATAGTGCAACATTTTTTGAACTATTATCTTTTACAACCTCTACTAGTTTTGTGGATATGTCACGAAATTTTCCTGATATAAAAGTAGATGAATGGTTAAGAGCAATAATACAAAGATTTAACCTCATTATTATTAGTGACCAAAACACACCTGGAGTTCTAAAAATAGAACCCTGGTCCGACTATTGGGCGGAAGGAACAATAAATAAAGATTGGACTAATATAGTAGACCAAGACTCTATAGTCATAACACCCACTATAGAATTTCAAAAGAAATCTTATGAATTTACAGATGCAGAAGGGGCAAACTTTTCGAACTTGTGGTGGCAACACACCTTTAATTGGATAAAAGGAAAATATTCTTTTTTAAACCTTAATGATTTTGTCACTGAAGAAACTTCTACCGATCAAGTTTTTCAACCTTACAGAAATAGAAAGCTATATCCAAACGTAGCTAACACAGGAACGACACAACTACCTAATGTTTTACTTCCTGCGTTTTGGGTGTTTGGCGACCCCACAGGGTCGTTTGACTATCCAAAAAAATGGGTATCAAATAAACCCGTTATTGCTTACTATAATGGATTGCAAAATATAGGTAATGGGGCAACCTTTAATTTTGGAGGAACGGACTATTCTACATACCCTTATTTTGCTGAATGGAATACGGTAGGAGTTACAACCGCAACAAATAGTTTGGCTTGGGGATATGACTGGCCAGATAACTTTGAGTCACCGTTTATAAGTGGTGGAGTAACGGGAGGTTCAACTTTAAATTATTGTTTTTATACTTATTGGTCACGATTATTTAATGAAATTTACAGCGAAGACTCAAGAGTAATGACCTGTAAAGTTGACCTATCTTATACGGATATTTATAATTTAAAATTTAACGACAATCTATATTTAGATGGATGCTATTGGAAAGTAATTAGTATAGATAATTTTTCAGTAGGAGGCAATTCTTTAGCGAAAGCTAAATTAATAAAGGTAATAAATAAACAAAAGGGGAGGACTTCAAAAGAGTGTGACCAAAGACCCAGTTCTTTTAATACAGATGGAACGGTTAATTTTGTCAATATAGAAACAGGCGTTGCAGAACACCCAACAAAAACGTGCTGTATATTAAATGGTTTTGAATGGGAAGATACTGTAGGTCATAGTGGGGATTGTTTTTATCGTGCGCCAGGCGGCGGCGGTGGAGGTGGCGGCGGTGGCGGTGGTGGCGGAGGTGGAAACGGAGGGGGAGGGAATGGAGGTGTTAAGCCTGTAGATGTAGTAGACGCTGCGCCTAATTCTTTTATAGGTTTTCCAAGAGAACCAATAAACACTTTTAAAGATAAACAAACCATAGGCTCAAGCATTAAATCAACTTTACAAGTTGAAACAAAAGGAACGGTAGTAACTTTAGCAAAGTCATCTTCTGGTGTAGATGCTTGGAATCTTCCTTTAGACACAGTGGTCTTTATAAATCTAAAAGCTATAGCCGTTGAAACAAGCGGAGCAGCAGCCATTGTAGGAAACTCATTAACACAAAACACTCAAGGAACGATAGCTAATACTAGAGCTTCAACTTCAAGCGGTTCTGTTTCAAGAAATGTAGGTTCGACAACAGTAATTGCAGACAATAGAGATTTAACTACTGTAGCATTAATTGAAATAATACAAACGCAAGATAGAACAGGGGAGCAGGCAACTTTTTCTATTGAATGTAGTGGAGCAGCAAGTGTCACTTTAGCGTGGATTATAGAAATGGATATAACAACAATCCAAATAAGTGGAGACGAAAAGTCTTTAGCAAGACCAATAATTTACAACTTAGACCCTAACGAAGTAGAACACGGAAACTTAGTAGGAGATATTCCTATGTATTACAATTTAGAAGTATTATGAAGTACTGGATAAACGCAGTGGGATATTCTATACCACAAATGATTCGAACCATGAGAACAAGAGAAGCTAAGGGTTCATCTTTGTATAGTCAGTGGTATGGTAGGTACTCTAAAAGTAAAGGTTTTTTTAAAACAATAAAACTTATCTTTCAAAATGGGAAGTCTTAATAAAATAAAATTAGTAGTAGAAGCACAAGATGAAGCTAGTGAACCGATTGAAAAGGTCACAGAAGCAACAAAAAAGCTAGGAAGGGAAAGCAAAAAAACAACCGATCAAAGTAAAAAAGATTGGGGAGGGTTAGGAGATTTGTTTTCACAAGTTTTACCTAGAAACCTTCAGTCTCTTACAAGAGGATTTAAAGGAACGCAGCGTCAAGTTGGTAGGTTATCGAAGTCTTTTAAAATGCTTAAAGCGGCTTGGGCGAGTATTGGAATAGGACTTATAATAATAGCATTAGAAGAACTAATAGCTAACTGGGATAAAGTTACAGATGCTATAAACGGAACTACCCAAGCTGAAAAAGATTTTACCAAAGTACAGCAGGCAGGAACAAATGCAACTATAGAAGCAACGTCAGAGTTAGACGTATATAGAAATGTTCTTAATGACACAACAGCAAGTGAAGTAGCTAGAAAAGACGCTTTAGTAAAGTTAGCACAAGCTACGGGTTTATTAGAAGGTATAGATATTAATAACCCAGAAGATGCAGAAAAGGTAAACAAAGCCTACCTAGACTATTTAGATAATGTAAAAAAACAAGCTAGTTTTGACCAATCAACACTTTTAATTAAAGAAAAGAAAAGGCTTTTAGATAGTGGTGAAGCAAAATTTTTAACGTTTAAACAAAAGGCAGCTTTAACTCTGTTAGCTATAAGTGGTTCAGAACTATTTGAAGCAGAAAAATTAAGGTATCAATTAGAAAATCAAAAGGCTGTTCAAGACGACTTATTAAAAATACAAGAAGAACAAAATAAATTACAAAAGGAGTCAGCTAAATCACAAGATGAAATAGCACAAGCAATAATAAAACAACAGGAAGCAGCAAAAAAATTAGCCGACGAAGAAAACGAAGCAAGAAAAGAAGCTGACAGAATAGAGAGGGAAGCCGAAGCCGCAAGGAAAAAAGCATTAGCAGATGCTGAAGCAAATGCAAGATGGTTAGCTAACCAACGTATTACAATAGCTCAAGAAACAGAACTACGTTTAATACAGGACGAAGAAAAAAGAGAATTAAGAAGTCTTGAGATACAAAACGAAGCAGCTAAAGAGGAACTAGCTTTGAGAGGTGGAACTTTAGAGGATAAACTAGCGTTAGAAAATAAATATTTATTGGATGTTGCGGATATAGAAAACGAGTATCAAGATAGAAGAGACGAAGCGCAAAAGATAAAAGACCAAAAAGAACTAGAGGATGCAGCTACAGTAGCAGAAGCGTTAGCTACCGAAAGAGAAAACGAAATACAAAGAGTAAAAGATAGATACGCTTTATTACAAGAGTTAGCTATAGAAAATAGTGAAGAGTCAAAAGAACTAACTGAAAAATCAAGACTAGAAATAGAAGCTATTAATAAAAAGTTTGACGACCAAGAAGTTGCTGACGCAGAAAAAGTACAAGCTATTAAACTAGCAGCCGTTAATAAAATGGTAAATGCCGTTTCAGGTCTTTTAAATAATTTAAGTGACCTAGCAGAAGGTAATTCTGAACAACAAAAAAGGTTAGCAGTAGTAGATATATTAATAAACCAAGCGGTAGCTATGGCTAATGCGGTTGCAGGCGCAGCGAAGGCTTCTAAGGATACAGGACCAGGCGCACCATTTGTATTTGCTGCGTATGTTGCTACTATGTTAGGAACAATAGCGGGAACTTTTGCAAGTATAAAAGGTATTATGAGTGAAGCGGGTGAATCAGGCGGAGGGTCTATAGGTTCTAGTGGTGGGGGTCGTGGAGGCTTTGCTCCAAACACACAAGTACCTTTGCCCGCAAGAATAGACACACCAAGTAGTATGCAGGCTTATGTAGTTCAATCACAGCTACAAGGACAAATAAACGCACAAGGAAGACTAGACGGTCAGATAATCTTATAAACACCTTATATATATAATATGGAACGTAAACTAATAGAACTGTTAATTGGAGACGAACAAGATGGATTGCCAGTAGAAGCAATTTCACTTGTAAAGTATCCTGCCATAGAAGAGAACTTTCTTTTTTTTAGTAAAGGGAAGAAAACAAAAGCTCTGTCTTTAGCACAAATTGACGAAGACAAAAGAACTTTGATCGGGGCAGCATTAATCCCTGATAAACATATTCCTAGATATGATGAATTAACGGAAGAAGAATATGACGTTTATTTTTCTAAGGATACCGTAAAGTTAGCTTCAGAGCTTTATATGAAACACTCAAGGACTAACGAACATACGTTAGAGCATACTACACCAATAGACGATGTTCACGTTGTGGAGTCGTGGATTGTTTCAGACCCAGAAATGGATAAGAGTAAACATTTTGGAATGACGATGCCTGAAGGAACTTGGATGGTTAGAGCAAGGGTAGATAACGATGAAATGTGGAATCAGGTTAAAGACGGTTCTATTCGCGGCTTTTCTATTGAAGGATACTTCCTTGATGCTGTAGAGTCAATGGCTATAAAATCAAAACCTAAAATGTTAAATAAATTGATAAAGAAGATATGGTTTAGTATCAAAAGAAAATTTTACTCAGAAGTAACTTTAAACAATGGAACAGTAATAGCTACAGAAGATGACGCTTTTGAGTCAGGTTCATCTGTCATAGCAATAGACGATGAAGGTTTACCGATAGAGCTTAAAGACGGAAAGTACACCACAGAAGCTGGGGTTGATTTAGAAGTCTTTGAAGGTGTGTTAATTGAATGGAATGGGGAAGTAGAGGAAGAGGAAGAAACCCAAGAAGAAGCGGAGAATGATGAAGTAATAGAAATGGAAAAAGTAGAGTTAGACCAAGAAAAAATAAAGTTTTGGCGAACGTACCTTGATGTAAAAATGCGTAAAGAATTTGGTTATAACACTAAAAAAGAAGTATATTCCTCAAAAATCAGTTTAGAATCTTATCCCTGGGACGAGTGCATAGCCGATCAGATGAAGACTTATGGAGACAAAGAAACCGCAGAAAAGATTTGCGGAAGTATAAAAGCTAAATACGGAAGTTAAAATGAGAGAAGACGATATATCCCTTCTTCAAAGGGGAGATTTAATTATAGACGAATTCGGATATGAACTGGAAGTATATCTAGTCGAAAAAGACAGGGTTCATGTTCAAGCAATAAGTGGTGCGACTTTTACATATTACCAAGAAGATTTTGATAATGGTATAGTGGAGCGTTTTTGGAGTTATTAAGAAAACTAAATACGGAAGTTAAAATAAACACTACGTTAAAAGTTTATATATATAGAAGTAAAACTAAAATAAAAATATTATGTTTAAAGGAGAATTAGCATATTGTAGCATAGAGGACTCAGAATATAGCGCTAAGTCACAAGATGTTTTTGAAAAGTGGTTAGGAAATGGTGTAGACCATTTTGAGCTTATTGCTCCTGGACTCGTAACAGAAATTGAATTTAGTAGTTATGTAACCAACAACGAGGCTTATGAAATTATGGATGCAATAGCATATGACCTTAATAGAGCTGGAGTTTGTCTTGACGATTGGTACACAATATAAATTAAAATGAATAAAACAGATATAGTAATTTGGTATCGTGTGTATCTACCTACGGGTGGCGACACAGATATTATGATGAAGCCGTTTGAATATCGGTCTTTTAGCGAATGGCAAGATGAATTACAAGGGCAATTAGACGGATTAGGATTTGTCGATTTTGATATAGTGGACTATGACTATTTAAGTCAAGGAGAGGCTTGGGGAATGTTTCAAGACGAAAACGTATGGGATGCTTGGAATGACTTTTTTGACTTATCAAAAGAGTATGGTATAAAACCCGACACTTTATTACAAGCCGTTAGAGAACTAGGTTACGATATTGAACAAACTAAAGAAGTTTTAGAAAATTCTTATGAAGGAGAGTACGATTCTGTTTTAGACTATGCTTACTATATAGTTGATGAAGTTGAATTAAGTGACGACTCTTATGAAACTTACTTTGATTGGGATGGATTTGGGTACGCACTTGACGTAAATGGAGACGTTTGGTCTTTAACGATGGACGACTGGGAAGACCGTTACGAATCAGAAATGGAGGCTAATGCTGTGTACGAAGAAATTAGTTCTATGCGTAATTCAGAAATAGCTGAGTGGTATATAAACGACCTCTTAGGAGACATAAGCGAACTAGGGAAAGAGACTATTAAACAGTTTTTTGACTTTAAGAAATTTGCTAGGGATTTAGAATACGAAGGTTATACAGAAATTGGAGGTTACGTTTGGCGACCTTACTAATAAAAAGAATATGATAGACAGAGGAACATTTGTAGAATACGTTGAGTATATGCTTGAGGTGTTAATCATGGAAGACTACTTGCAAATAGATTATGAGTATTGGGATTTATATGAATTAGCTAAAGAAGTAACTAATGAGTTATATGGCGTAGCTGACTATAATGAAGTGGTAAGAAGATTTGACGAAGGCGAAGGAGGTAATTATGTCAATGAGTTAAATATGGACATACAAGCGGTAGCGGAGGATATTACACACCCTTAATAAAAAGAATATGGATTACCCAACAAGCATGGACGATATAGCAGACGCATTATTTGACGCTGGATATATAGAAGGAGACGTTTTTCAAAACATATTATTTGTTTATAAAGACGGAGGAGGAGATATAACGGATCGGGATTTAGATATTGTTTTCGACATTGCAACTATGTATGATAACGTAGATGTATGGAGTGACACACACGGAACTATTTCTATAGCAGTAGGAGTATAAAAAAAAATTAAATAAAAGAGACAATGGGATTATTCCAAAATTTTACAATAAAAGACGGAGACGCTATTTCTGTACCTGCTTCTCCTTCGTATATAAAAAATCTATCCGCCGCTTCAGCTTCGGTAAATGTCTGGCCTTCCCCAACGGGACAGGTTCTTGCTTCACCAGGAGCTTCTTCTATAATGGGAGGGATAAGACCGTATGAAACTAGAATACAAACACAAGCAAGTACAACATACTCTACTACAAATTCTAACGGAATAGGAACAGGTATGACTATTACTACAACTATAGTAGATAGAAAAATAGCTACAGCTGCAATTTCAGGTGGAACTAATTACGCTCCTGGAAATATCGTAAACATAACTTTAGCAAACAATACGGAGGTGGGCGCTATATGGGGAAGTTTGCAAGATTTCACAGAAACGAGTCCAGGTATTTCGGGTTCTTTTACTTTGTCTGGTTTAAACTCATTTGGCCCTACTGGAGGGTCGGGGTCTACGCTAGGTGTGGTGTTCAATGTTGCTAGTGTTGGTGGTGTTCTCACAATACAAAACTTTGCTATCGCTAATGGTGGAACTGGATATGTAGTAGGAGATGTTCTTTATTTTAACGAATGGTCGCAGAATTTTTATTGGACGCTTTCGGAAGCAGACATTCAATCAATTACTTCTTCACAAGTACAATTTGAACTTCAAGAAAGTAATTTTACAGCAGAAGATATTTCGGTTATAAACGTTTTACAAGCGGGGGAAATATCAACTATGAGAGCTAGTAAATTTACTACCAATCAAGTATCCGACACTGCGTTCTTAACTATGGTAAATAAGTAAAACAACTTAAAGATGGTAACAACTTATATTTTTGTAGAACGAGCAGGTAAAGCGGAAATTATGAACGCAATGCTTGACGAAGGGTACTCAATTTTAGATTGGTCTTTTATGGTATTTGATACGATTGAAGTTTCAGGAGGTACTGAATTACATTGTGAATTTGACACTACACGAAACGCTCAGGCTTTTGTATTCGAGCTAGAGGGAGCAGGGTTTGATGTCCAAATAAAATAAAACAACTTAAAGATGGATTTAGAATACTTAAAAGATTATGTAGAAGAAGCTATTATAGACTATCCGTCGTTAGAAAGTGATTTAATAGGGTTGTGGGATTTAGCAGTTATGGAAGTAGAACAAGGCGAGTCAGAATACAGGGAAGTTGAACATGCTGTACATGATATAGATGACTTAATCCAAGAATACCTTAAATGAATCCTTTAATAAATCGGATATGGGAGGTGTGGACTAACTCTCCACAGGAAGAACTCTTCGCAATTTTAAGTGAGTTTAGGGAAGACTATGGAGCAGATTTAACATGGCTTCACGCTATAGACATTATAGAAGAAGCTATATTAAATGAAGAATATGAAAGAGCTGAAGTTATCTTTTTAGAGATGCGACCTAACTATGTAAGTTACATAGATTCCTCTGTTTTCCTAGATACACTAGACGAAGCAAGATATTATTATTAAACAAATAAACACCTTATATATATTAGTATGGCACGAAGAAAATTTGAAGACGAAGTTGTTGTTGAAGAAGAAACAACCGTCACTGAAGAAAACGTGGAGGATTCACCCGACCTACACGAACAATTTATTGGAATATTAGTCGATATGGGTTTGTCGGCAGAACAAGCTGAAGCTGTGCATTCAATGGCAATGGATTTAATTGATGCAGGTGGAAGCGAAGAAACCACTACAGAAGTGAAAGAAGAAGTTAAAGTAGAAGCTAGTCGACAAAGACGCAGCCGATCAAGAAACGCACGTAACCGTCGTTCAGAATTTTCAAACTCTAATCGTAAAGAAATGAGTGAACAAGAATTGTATGAGTTTAAACAAGCTCGTATGGCTAGTCGTTTAAGACGACAAAATATTGAGTTGCGTAAGCAACTTCGTGAACTAGGAGCGTCACCTGCCGCACCTGGATTACGTAATGCTCCTAATGTAAAAGAAGAAAAGTTTTCAGCAACAGCTAGTAAAACTTTAAACAAAGGAACTTCGCAGGCTTTAGACATGATTAATAACTTCGGAAAATAATGAATAACTTTCCAAAACTACAAAACAGAGGTGTACGTAGAAGTATGGCTTCTGTTAACCCTGCTTTAAACCCTGATCCGGGTACTTACGCTGGAGTCCATTCAGCACCTTTTGTCGCACCAGCACTCAAATTGGCTGAGACTTTAAATAAAGGCTTTGTCCGTCAAATTGACG